TCCAGGCGACGGCGGTGCGGATGCGCTCGCCGGTTGCCGGATCGGTGTCGTCGCGCCAGCGCTCGACCGTGTAGCCGACCGAGACATGGCGCAGGATGCCGGCCAGCACGTCCTGCCAGATCGGCTCGACCTCGGGCCGGGCCGAGAATTGCAGGACGGCGGTGCCCTGCCGGCCATCGACGCGGGCGTCGCGCACCGTGCCGAGCACGTCACGCACGGCCGACTGGCGGTGGGCGTCGAGCACCGATGCGCCGGTCAGGCGCGACAGGTCCACGGCGGAAGGATCAAGCGAGAGGCGTTCGAGATAGGCGCCGGCCGCATCGCGCCGGCGCACCGCGGCGCCGGTGGTCCACACCGCCTCGACGGTGCGCGCCTCCGCATCGGCGCTCTGCGGCGCAAGCGTGGCGCGGCGGACGAAAAGCTCAGGCATCGGCCGTCTCCTTCGCTTGCACAGAAACGACGTTGTCGAAGGAAAGCCCGAGGCGCGCTTCGCGGGCGCGGTCGGCGGCAATCGCCGCGTCCACCTCCTCGATGTCGTAGCCGCGCTCGGCGATCGACTGGCTGCGGCTCTTCAGCCCCGCGCGGATTTGCTCGATCTCGGCGCGCGCGTCCTTCAGCGGATCGACCCAATCCCATTTCGGCGGCAGCCATTCGGCCGCGAGGAAGGCGGCCGGATCGCGACCGAAGCCGCGCGCGTCGATCGCGCCGGAAAGCGCGGCCAGGCGCACGAAGCGCTCCCACACCGGCCGGCAGAACTGAAAGACGATAACGGTGTGCTGCAGTTGCTCGATGCGCCGGCGGAACTCGAGAATACCGGCGCGGATCGAGGAATAGGTGACGCCTTCGAGATCACCGGACACGAGCTCATAGGGCACGCCGAGGCCTAAGGCGATGGCGCGGAGGTGGTTCTTGACGAAGGCGCCGTAGTCGCCGGGATCGGCCGGATCGGAGAACTGGATATCGGCGCCGGGCGGCAGCGGAATGAGGCTTCCGGGCTCCATGCCGACATTGAGCACGCCGTTGACCGCGCCGCCGGTGTTGAGGCCCGCGACCGTCCCGTCCGGATCGCGGATGAAGCCGGTGAAGAGCGCGGCGACCTTCGCCTTCACCAGCGCCGCGTCCTCGTATTGGTCGAGTTCGTGCAGGCGAAGCAGGATCGGCGCGAGCCAGGTGATGCCGCGCAACTGCCCAGGCGTGAGCGGCTGGAAGAGATGCAGCATGTCGGCGGCGGGCACGCGCACGGTGTCGAGCGCCATCGGCGCGAGCGCATCGCCCGGACGATGACGATAGCAATGGTAGGCGACGCGCCGGCCCAAGGCGTCGAACTCGATCCCGGCGCGGATGCGCGCGCCGGCGCTAACCTCCCGATGCAGCTCGGTCGGCACCTGCTCGCGATCGAGGATATCGATCGCGAGCGGCGGGCCGTCATCGGCTTCCGCGAAGCGCAGCCGCGCGAAGCTCTCGCCGCTTTCGACCATCGCCCGCAGCGCGAGCGCCTGAAGACCGTAGAAGTCGGTCAAGCCCGCGGCGTCGGCGCGGTCGGTCCAGCGATTCCAGAGCGCGTGCAGCCGGTCGCGCACGGCGGCATCGGGATGCATCGAGCGCGGCTTGACGCCGGAGCCGATGGCGTTGGCGACGAGGCCCTGGACGGCGGACGCGACCCAGGGATTGTTGCGCGCGTACCACCCGGCGCGCCGCGCGGCGGTGGTGGCGCCTGCGAGAATCGAGGCGTTCAGCGCCTCGATGCCCTTCGCACCCTCCCAGCGCCGGCCGCCGCCGGCCGCGTCAAAGGCGCGGCGGCGGGGAAGGCCGAGCACACGGCGAATGGTCGTCCACATGCCCGCAAGGATGGGGCGGGCGCGAGCGCGGCGCTATTCGGAGCGTTTCGGGATAATGCGCAAACGTTGACGCTATGGCGTCAATCGGCGACGTACGCGGCAGGACTGCGGGATGTTCGTGGTCGGCGAAAGCGCCTCGGCATGCGTCGAGGCCTTTCGTTTGTTCAAGCGCGCATCACAAGAGCTTCGCCGGCTCCAGCACGAACAGGTCCTCAAATCGGTTCGGCTGGAGCTGTTTGTATGCTGTCTGCAAGACCTTCAAATACGCCCACGGTTTTCCCGCAAGCCGCGTCGTGTTCTCGCACCACAATTGGGCGGCGCGATCCTTGTTCGCGACGTTTGTGTCCTCCAATCCTTTCGTCTCCACGATGTAATGGATTCCATCGCTGGTAAGGACGACGAAATCAGGCTCGTAGTAGCGAAGGTTTCCTGCGCTATCCGTATATTCTATTGCGAATCCGAATTGCTCCGGCAGTTTGGCGAAGCGCTGCACGTCAGACGCCTTTTGCAGAAATTGTGCGAACTCTTTCTCGAATTCGTTGTCGCAGGGAACAAGATTGAAGATGCTCTTGTCGGCGGCAAGCGTGGCTCGCGACCAAGGGAACGGGGGCGTTTCTGAAAGGAGCCGGCCCGCGTGCAAAAGCTGCGGCTCAAGCTCGGCAATGACCATCTTCCGTAGCGCCTCAACGAATGTCTTCACCGTCACATATTGAGCCACATTGCTGCTGATCGCCTTGATCATCGCTGGTTCGTTCAGCGTTACAGGCTCGCCGAAGGCCTTCGTCTCCAGGAACTCTCTCACCTTCGGCGCCAATGTCGAGAACTGTGACGGCAGCTTCACCTCTTGCGCGATGCGGCGCGCATAATAGCCGATGACTTCCTCCGCCGTCTGCGGCTCCGGGATGCTGTATTCTCGCTCGATTAGTTTTTGCAGCGTGATGATGTCGTAGCCCTCGTATCGGAACGTCTTGGCTGCGGCATCATCCTGCTTGCGCGGCAGGATGGGGCAAACGAACGCACGCACGTCAAGTTCAGCAATCTCCTCCGCCAACGATTTCTTGCGTGTGAGGATCGGGCTGAGCACCGGGATTGCGATGTCTTTATCCCTCTTCTTCGGATCGGGCGCGATGGTGATAATGCTCACCTTCTCGCCGATCGTGAAGGTCTCAAGCTGGATATCTTCTTCGCGTTCCAGTTGCTCGACGAACTCAATGAACGTCTTGTTGCCGATTACGTCGACGCGCTCGATGTAGCCGGTGGCGCCACGGAACATGAGGCGAAGTCCGCGCCCGACGGTCTGTTCGGGTAGGATATTGGCCTTCGATGTATATGGCCTCAAGCCGACGATCACCGTGACGCTTTGAACGTCCCAGCCCTCGCGCAGCATCAAGACGCTGACGATGCAATTGATCGGGCTCCTTTCGTCATCGACCTCGCGCGACGCCTTTCGCGCGAGGTCCAAATCCTTCTTGGACACTTCGCCCGATCGATCGGTGTGGATAATTAGCAGCTTCTCGCCGCCGAATTCAGACGGATATTTCTTCCGAAGCCAATCGCCCACATCATCCGCCTCGGACGTGTCGTTCATCATCACGAACAAGACCGGCTTCTTGCCGAGAGGCGCCAATTGCTCGCGGTATTCCTTCCACCGCTCCACGCCGGCCGCGAGATAAGCCTGATAGCGGACGCTGGCGACATCCGATCGCTGCTCGGTTATGCCCTTGGCAATTCCCTTGAGCGGGCGTTTCACGACGTTGTCGATGATTGCCTGCTTGAGCGGATAGTCATAGACGGTCCAAGAGAAGAGCTGCCCCTTGCTGTGGCGCGGCGTGGCCGTAAAATCCAATTGCGCTGCCAAACCGCCGGGCGCTGCTGCGTGCAGGCCGCGGATAACCTTGTTCCACTCGCTTTCCTCATCGTGCGTGTGGTGGGCTTCGTCGTTGATCACAACGACAGGCCCGCCCCGGTTCACAATCCGCTTGGCGAAATCCTCAACCCCCGACGCTTGCGCCCTCGGCTTCGGGCCAAGCACCGCCGTCAGCTCCTCCGGCTCGTCGTTTCCGCCATTCTGGCGCTCGTAGAACTGCTGCACGTTGGCCAGGTAAAGCGCGCCGAGCGAACTGGCCCGCTCACCCTCGCCGCGCATGTAACACTGGAAGTCGCGCCAGAAAATTTCCATTTCGGGAGGAATAACCGGGTCGGTCCGGAAAATGCGCCCGCCCTCGAAGTCGGTGCGCAGGCGCTCGAACACGATCACGTTCGGTGCAATGATCAGGAATGTCTTGGCAAAGTCGTCCCGCGCCTCCGCCACGGCATTGAAGAATTGCCACGCGATGGCGAGCGACATGACTTTCGTCTTGCCGCTGCCGGTCGCCATCTTCACACAGTAGCGGGCGAAATCGTCGTATTGCAGCAGCCGCAGATCGCTCCGCGTTGCGAAGGTTTCGACCAATGTCTTGTGCCGCCGTACCGTGGCGACTTCGTAAAGGTAGATGAGTGTCTCAACCGCTTCGCGCTGGAAATAGTGATAGGCAAACTTGCGACCGTTCGGCAGCCGGTGATCGGTGTAGAACCAATGGTTCAACAGCACGCGGGTCGTCTCGCTAACGCCATTATACCCTTCTTCTCGCCACGCTTTGACCCTTTCGCGGATGGCAGGCACGAGCGGCGCGGTGGACACGCGCGCCTCAAGGAGGCCCAATTGATCCGCGTCGCTCTTCCTGCGCCGCCGGCCCATCGTCACGTCACCCTGACCTTGATCGTCTTGGTCGTATCGTTGCCGAGAATGTCGATCACCTTCACCACCACCGTATATTCGCCGGGCGCGGCATAGGTGTGGGTGGTTTCGAGCGGCAGCGCCGGGTTCTTGCGCGTGCGATACGTCTGCCACTCGTTGTGGAACGTATCGCCTTTGTTGTCCCAATCGACCGCCCAATAGTCGATCCATTGCGACCAGTGCTTGACCGCCTTGCGGGCCTCCTCCGGCACGTCGTCCGGGGGAATGACGAAATCCTTCAGCTTCAGGAAGACGTTGCGCTTGTTCGTCTTGACCTCAACGGCGAGCGCCGCCAACTCGAAGAAATGAATGTCACCCTGTTCGACCGCGCGCTTGTCCATCACGTCGCGGGGGATGCGCAGGAACCGCATCTGGATGTTGGCCGCGGCAGCCTGCTGCTTGGCGATTTCATTCAATTCGAACGCGAAATCCCAGCCGAGCACATCGACGCCGTTGGTCTTGGGTGCGTCCTTACCGGTGCCGACCGCGCGCTTGAACTCGGCGGCGATCTGCGTCACGTCGCCGACGCTCACGGGAGCATCGACGGCGCCGACGTGCACCATGCGCCCGCCCTTGACGCCGTGCAGCCACGTGTAGCCGTGGATCGGCGTGGCGTCGGCGAGCTTCAAGATGAACTCGATATAGGCGCGCTGGCGTGCGGCGGCCTGGGCGTTGTCGCCGTCTCCGAACTCCGCCCCGGCCCATATCTGCCGTTCGTACTTGCCGAGATTCTGGACGATGAACGGGCGAACGTTGGGGATGGAAAGCAGCCGCTTGCGCGTGGTGTGGATCGCGAAGCGGCTCAGGTCACAGGCGATCCACCGGCGGCCAAGCTTTTCCGCCACAGCCGCGGTTGTCCCGCTGCCGCAGAAGCAATCGAGCACGAGATCGCCATCGCGTGATGACGCGCCTATTACTCGTTCAAGTAAGGCTTCAGGCTTTTGAGTGGGATAGAATAGGTTCTCCGTTCGATCAGCGGGCTGGAGCATCGAGATCCGCCAAACGTCGTCGACGGTCCGGTGGGTCGATTCCTGATAAACGACTTTCCCGTCTTCGCCTTTCACGTTTACGATGCGTGCCTTGTCCTTGTCCCACGCCCTCTTGATCTGTTGGACCGGCTTCTCCCGCTCCTCCTTTTGCGGAGTAAACGTGAATCGTTCCCCTTTCCGATACCAAAAAATTACGTCGTGATTTGAGGCAAAACGATTCACGTTTCCCTGGAATTTGTTATAGTACCACCAAACAATCTCGTTGAGGAAATTTTCCTGACCAAACACCTCATCTAGAATCAGCTTGGCATAGTGGCCACCATGCCAATCCAGATGCACGTAGATGCTTCCTTCCTCGTGAAGCAAATCGTGCAATAGTACGATCGTCTCATAGAACCATTTCAAGTAAGCATCGAGGTGGGACTGGGCTCCACCCCAAATGTCCCGATACGCCTTGTGCTCGATGATGCTCGGCTCCTTGGTGAAGGTGAAAGAGTCGTTGTCTTCGTTGTCCGGATGATCGGGGACCGTCGCGGTGAAGGAAAAATCCGCGCCGGTGTCGAATGGCGGATCGATGTAGATCAGGTTCACCTTGCCGGCGAACTCGGGCAGCAGGGACGGCAGCACGTATTTCTTGTCGCCCCAGATCAGGCGGTTGCGCCATTCCTCCTCGCGGAAGCCGGGCGCGAAAAGGTTGCGCTGACGGTCCTGGGCCGACTCGTTGACGGTTTCGACAGTCTGGAAGGGCAGCGCGACCCGGAGCGGCGCGACGCGCCGGCCGGCGGCGTCGTACTTCCCCTCCCAAATCAGTTCGGCGCGCGGGGGGCGTCGCTGCGCGTTCGGCGCTCCGTTCCCACGCGCCCCATTCTTCTGTTTCTTCGGTGTGGCGTCCATTCCTCGGCACTCCCGTGACCGCTAACGCTCGTTCGTGGCATCTCCACCGCCGCCGACATGCCGGCTCGGCTCCATCCGATCATGCAGCACGCGGACGATCTCGACGAGGCCCGGCTGCAGCGCGCGATAGAAGATCACATGCACCGGGTTTGCCACCGGCGCCTCGCGGCTCTCGTCCCGGCTGTGACGGACGTGAAAACTGCGAATGCCGGGGCGCAGCTCGCTGCGGTCCGAAGTCGAGCGCCCCTCCGGGTCCTCGGCGACGCGACGCATCGCGGCAAGCAGCAGCGCGGCGTAGCGGATGCGCGCCTCGCGTCCATGCCGCTCCTCGCTCGTGCGCAAGATCGAAACGATATCGGCTTTCGCCGAGCGCGTAAGCCGGTAGCGCGCCATAGAGGATCAGCGCGCTTCGACGAGGCGATCGAGCCAGGCTTCAAGGTCGGCGTCATCGACGTCCTCGTAGTCGCCGCGTTCGAGGTCGGCGAGCCCGGCATCGATGCTGCGGCGCAGGCGTTCGAGCTTGAGCGCGTCGATCGCGCGGCGCTGTTGCAGCGCGCGGATCGCGTCGCGCACGGCCTCGCTGGCGTTGGCGTATTCGCCCTTCTTGAGCATTTCGTCGATGAAGGCGTCCTGCTCGGGCGTCAGGCTGATGTTTCGCGTCGGCATGAGGCCATTCTCGCTGATTCCCACGAAACATAGCGACTTTGGCAACAGTTGCCAATGAACGGTTTCAGGCCATCCACCGCGAGCGGATTACCTTCGGCGGTTCGGCCGGCCGCGTCGGCGCCGGCGCGCCCTTGGCCGGCGCGGTGCCGATGGCGTCGGCTTCCGCGTTGAGCCGCAATCCCATGCTGATGAGGCCGTGCAGCGCGGCCATGGCGTAGACGGTAGTGTCCAGCGCCTCGTTGCGCTGGCCCTCGCGGCGCGGCTGCCAGAGCCGGATCGGCCGCCCGCGTTCGAAGCGGGTGACGACGCGCTCGGCGGTGAGCTGGCGGAAGAACTCGGCGTCGCGCTCCATCGGGAAATGCAGCATGCCGGGTCCGGGTTCGGTGAGGCGAAGCCGGGCGAACAGCGCGTCCTTGGCGGCATCGACGCCGATGACGAAGAGCGGCGCCTTGCCCTTGGTGCGCGAAGGCCGCCGCGGCCAGAGCGGAATGCCCGGCCCGCCGCGGCCCTTGATCGCCCAGATGCGGCGGTGAAGCCGCGTGCGGCAATATTCGTAAGCGGCCTTGGTGTGCTGCCCGCCTGTATCGACCGCGACCGCGCGGATCGCGAGATCGGCTACGGCGCGCGCGTGCGGATAGGTGGCGCAGAGCGCCGCATCGAGATCGGCCCATACACGCGGCCCGGACGGATCGCCGAAAATCACGCGGTAGTCGATCGACCAGGCCTCTTCGTCGCGGCCCCAGCCGATCACGTGCAGCTTGAGCCGGTCGCCTTGCACGTCCACGCCGGCGGTGAGCACGGCGACGCCCTCGGGCAGGAGCCCGCCCCAGTCCTCGCGCCGCGCCATCAGCGGCTCGGCGTCGATCACCTCGCCGGCCTGGTCCTCCCAGGTTTCGGCGAGCTTGGTGTTGGTCCAGACCTGAAGCCGCGCCGGATCGCGATGGACCTGCCCGTGCTCGATCGCGATCTCGGCCCAGGTTTCGAACGGCGAATAGAGGCTCGACAGATGGAAGCCCGCGGTCTTGCCGTCGCCGGTTGCAGTCGCCCGCCAGCGGCCGGAGGCGAGCAGCGCCGGTTTCATGTGCTCCTCGTGCACCGCGCCGCAGTCCGGGCAGACGCGGTGCGCGCGGTCGCGCCGGTCTTCCGGCCATTGAATTTGCGCCCAGGTGATCGGCGCGTAGGCGCCGCAATCCGGGCAGCGGACCTCGTAGATGCGCTTGTCCGATTCCTCATAGGCCGCTTCGATGCGCGAGAAGCCCTTCAGGGTCGGCGTCGAGACCACGACGATCTTGCGCCGGCCGCGGAACGTGACGGTGCGCTGCACCGCGAGCGCCACCGGATCGCCTTCGCCCGACACGTCGGAGGGATAGGCGTCCACCTCGTCGAGGAAGAGATAGCGGGCGGGCGTGGAGCGCAGGCCCACGCCCGAGGCGGCGCCGACCATGACCAGCTGCCCGCCGGGGAAGAGCTTGCGGAACTGGCTGTTGCCGGGCTCCTTCTTGCCGGGCTCGACGACGCGCTCGCGCAGCGCCGGGCACGCGGCGATCATGGGATCGACGCGCGTCGAGGTGTTGCGCCGCACCGCGTCCATGGTCGGCTGCACCATGAGCATCAGCCCGGGCGCATGGTGGATGACATAGCCGAGCCAGTTCAGGCCGGCCTCGGTGCCGCCGAGCTGCGCGCCCTTCATGAACACCACCCGCTCGGTCGGATCGTTCGCCGAAAGGCAATCCATGATCTCGCGCAAGTAGGGCGTGCGCGAGGTGCGCCAGCGCCCAGGCTCGGCGGACAAGTCAGGCAGAATGCGGTGCTCGTCCGCCCATTGCGAGACGGTAAGCGGCGGTTCGGGCGCGGCTCCCGCGCGCCAGATCTCATCGACCCAGGCGGTGATGTCATCCATCGCGCAGCTCCGGCAACGGCATGCGCGCGAGATCGACCAGGTGCTCGCGCATGAGCCGGTCGAGGGCGGCGAAGGTGCGCGCCGGATCGGCGCCGAGCTCGGCGGCAAGCAGCGGCGTCACGCGCGCAACCCATGCCATGTGCGCGTCGCGTTCCGCCTTGGCGCGGGCGAAGACCGCCGCCTTCACGGCCGAGCGGTTCACGAGATCGCCGCGCTCGCGTTCAAGGGCGAGCTTGGCGCGCTGGACCTTGACGATTTCGTGCAGGCGGCGGGCTTCCGCGAGCGAGGGGGTGGCGCTGGCGACGCCGCCCTTGCCGCGCCGGTCGGGATCGAGGTTATCCTCCATCCAGCGCAGGCCGGCCTCGACCTCGATCCGCCCGTCGGGCAAGACCGGAAGCCCTTGCGCGATCAGTTGCGAGATGTGATCCACCCCCAGTGAAGTGGTCCGACTCGGAGTATGGCTTTTTGCCTGAGGAGGACCAGAGATGGGAAGGAAGCGACACAAACCCGAAGAGATTGTTGCCAAGCTGCGTCAGGTCGATGTGCTG